AGCAATGAAAAAGAAAGAACTTAAAAAGGGCGAAACCAAAGCACAAAAAGCCAAAGAAGTAAAACAAGGTATGCACAAGATGCCTAATGGTAAAATGATGAAAAACTCCGCTATGAAGAAAGGCAAGTAATAATGAATAACAACACAGAATTAGCAACAGACAAAAATAATCTTGTCTACCCACCAGCAGATAAGCAATACCCAAGCAACCTTAAATACGAAACTTACGAAGAACTACAGACAGGTGCAATGGGCAAGGCTGCTAAATAATGAACAATGCAGCCAAGAAAGCCAAGATTGCTAAAGTAATGAAAGAGTTTAAGGCTGGGACTTTGAACTCAGGATCTAGTAAAGGTCCCGTAGTAACAGGTAAGAAGCAAGCAATTGCTATTGCATTATCTCAAGCAAAAATGTCTAATAAGAAAATGGGTAAGAAGAAGTAAATGGCAAAGACTCCAGCGTGGCAACGCAAAGAAGGACAAAACCCTAAAGGTGGACTTAATGCAAAAGGCCGCGCCTCATTAAAGGCTGCAGGTCAAGATATTAAAGCACCTGTTAAATCTGGCGATAACCCACGTAGAGCAAGTTACCTTGCTCGCGCTGCTGGTAACCCAGGACCTGAACGCAAGCCTAATGGAGAGCCAACCAGATTACTATTATCTTTACAAGCCTGGGGTGCATCATCTAAAGCTGATGCCAAGTCTAAGGCTGCAGCCATTTCTAAAAGGAATAAAGGTAAAAAATAATGTGTGCTAAATGTAAATGCAAATGCAAAGCAGGCAATCCTCAAAAGGGTTGTAAATGCACCTGTGCTACTTGCAAGAACGCAAGGGGAAAAAAGTGAAAAAGAAAGTAGCATTTTGGGATACAAAGAATCCTAACAAGAAATCAACACCTTTAACGCCAGCGCAAAAATCTGCAGCTAAGGCAAGAGCAAAAGCAGCAGGACGACCATATCCAAATCTAGTAGATAACGCTGCAGCAAAGAAAACCAAGAAGAAGTAAAGGAGATCTAGGTGGCACTAGGAGTAGCAGGAACAACGCTAAGAGATGAACTCAATCGTCTAGCTAATGGTGGCACCTATAGAGCACCAGGGGCGATGGTAGGACAAGCCTTGGCTGCTCGCCAATGGGCAGTCTTAAAATCAGTAACAACAAATTTAACAGACACAGTGGGAGTACTCAATGCGATTCAAGGCACGACTAGCACTAATCGCCTTGATTTTAATGGCGTATGCAACGCTCTCGCTGGCACTACTCAACTACCTGCAACGCAGGCTCTCAGAGCGATCTCATCTTGAGTGCTAAATATAATCTGGTTTGTGACCAAGCCACTACATTTAACTTTCAATTTCAGATTCTCAATGACCAGACTCCTTTGAACCTAACTGGTTATACAGGAACTATGACAGTGCGCCCATTTGTGGGTGCATCTACTACAACTGTAGTGGCATCTACTGCTAATGGTCTGATGGTTTTTGATTCAGCTAATGGAAGAGTTACTGTAACAATAAGTGCTACCACCACTGGTGCAATTGCTGCAGGACGTTATTCATACGACCTAGTACTTACATCTGGTGCAACAGTTACTCGATACCTTGAAGGCAAGTTTATTGTGACAGGAGCGGTAACCCAGTGACCACAATAATTGTTATTGAAAACATTACACCGCAAGTTGCGGTAGAATTTTCACAAGATCAAGGACCACAAGGTGGCGTTGGTGCAACTGGTTCAACAGGCCCAACAGGACCTACTGGTTCTATTGGAGCAACAGGTGCTACGGGACCTATAGGATTAACTGGCCCAACTGGGCCAACAGGCACGACAGGAGTAACAGGTGCTACAGGAAGTACTGGACCGACTGGCCCGACGGGTGCCACGGGTCCTACTGGAACTACAGGGGCCACAGGACCTGCAGGTGCAACGGGCGTTACGGGAGTCACAGGTGCAACAGGACCTGCTGGCGCTACAGGCGTCACGGGAGTTACTGGATCTACGGGACCAGTTGGCGCAACTGGAACAACAGGAGCAGTTGGTGCGACAGGCCCTGCAGGAGCGACTGGCCCACAAGGTGCCACAGGCCCTGTAGGGGCCACTGGAGCCACAGGTGCAACTGGCGTTGCTGGTTACACCGTTCTTAACGGCATAGTAGACCCAACGACTCAAGGAGTTAACGGTGACTTCTATATCAATACCGCAACTAATAAGATTTTTGGTCCAAAGGCAGCAGGCACTTGGCCTACTGGAGTTAACCTAGTTGGACCTACAGGAGCCACAGGCCCAGTAGGTGCAACAGGACCGCAGGGAGTTACAGGTACTACTGGCGCTACTGGTGTCACTGGTGCCACTGGCGTTACTGGTGCTACTGGCCCTGCTGGAGCAACTGGACCAATAGGTGCTACTGGTCCTATCGGAGCAACTGGTCCACAAGGAGTTACAGGAACCACTGGTGCTACAGGACCTACGGGTGCAACTGGTGCATCTGGTACAAACGCTACAGCGTTGCCTGATATTCTAATGCTAGGCGGGATGTAGGATTCTCCTATGAGATTCCACGTTATCAGCTTGCCCCATACGCAAACAACTAAAGAGTACGTCAATTGTGCTTATACCGAAAAGGTTAGGCGTTTTTGTATGATGATGAAAGGGCTAGGCCACACGGTCTATCTCTATGCTAGTGAAGACAATGAAGCTCCAGTAGATGAGTTAATTACTTGCATTACTAAAGAGCAACAAGTAGATGCTCTGGCTGGTAAGCACTTTACAGAGGCTGAGTTTAATAACGAACTACCACACTGGCAGATCTTTAATGGCAAGGCTGTTGCAGAGTTAGGCAAGCGCCTAAAGAAAAAAGACTTTATCTGTCTTATCGGTGGAGCATCACAAGAACCTATTGCTAAGGCTTATCCGTCTCATATGAGCGTAGAGTTTGGTGTTGGTTATGGTGGAGTATTTAGCCAGTACAGAGTCTTTGAGTCATACGCTTGGATGCACAGCATCTATGCAATGTTTAAGAACCCCACGCTAGTAGATGGTAATTTCTATGATGCGGTAATCCCAGGATATTTAGAACCAGAGATGTTTCCATTGCAAAAAAAGAAAGAAGATTACTACCTGTACGTTGGACGTATGGTAGATCGTAAAGGTATTGGAATTGCTCAGCACGTCTGTAAAGAGATGGGCTTGAAGCTGATTATGGCAGGACCTGGTAAAGACCCAAAGATTGAGTATGGCGAATGGGTAGGACCAGTTGGCCCAGAAGAGCGGGCAAAGTTAATGGGAGGTGCTATTGCCCTATTTGCTCCAACGCTTTACATAGAACCTTTCGGTAACGTTGTTATCGAAGCACAAGCCTGTGGAACTCCAACGATTACCACAGACTGGGGAGCATTCACAGAGACTAATCCACAAGGTGTTACTGGATATCGTTGCAGAAATGCAATGGAGTTTGCAGTAGCTACAGAGTGGGTAAAGAATTTAGACCCAGTAGCAATACATAAAAGAGCAGTGTCCTTGTATTCCTTGGATGTTATAGCACCACAGTATGAACAATATTTTGCAAGACTCCTTACGTTGTGGGGAGATGGCTGGTATGAGAGGAAATAATGCCAACACTTAATGACCTAGTAGATGAGGTAAAGGCTAACCTGCAAGGCTACGCCCTGCGCCAAGACCGCATCACTTACGTTGCCAACGCTGCTGGTCTAACCACTACTAGCACATCTATTACTGTTGGTTCTGGAGGTAACCTTGCCAAAGGCATTATTGAAATTGATGATGAACTTATTTGGATTGATAGTTTTGCTACAGCAAGTAGCACGCTCAATGTCATTCCAGGCTTTGGTCGTGGCTACCAAGGCACCACTGCAACACCTCACGCACAGTATGCTCAAGTAACTCTATCTCCTACTTTTCCACGCAACACCATTAAAAAAGCAATCAACGATACAATCAACAGCTTTTATCCTAAGTTATGGATTGCACAACCTTACACATTTACCTTTAACGCATCTCAGACTACTTACGCTCTGCCAGATGATGTTCAAGATGTTTTGTTTATTTCTTGGCAAACTACAGGTTCTAGTAAAGAATGGCTACCAGTAAATCGCTGGCGCTTAGATACTATGGCAAATACCGCTACGTTTAATACACAGAAAACAATTAACATTTATGAAGGAATACAGCCTGGTCGTACAGTTCAAGTTTGGTATACATCCACGCCAAACACTCTTGATGCCAACACAGATGATTTTGCTGACGTATCTGGCTTACCTGATTCTTGTAAAGATGTTGTTGTCCTTGGAGCATCATACAAGTTACTCTCTTACCTTGACGCTGGACGAATCAATCTCTCTAGTGCTGAGGCCGATCTAAACGACACCAAGTTACCATCATCTGCCGGTGTTGCCGCATCTCGTTACATATTTGCCCTTTATCAACAGCGACTTAATGAAGAAGCGTTGAAGTTGGCAGACAAGTATCCAATCCGTATTCACTACACACAATAAGGAAAACCAATGACCAGTAAGTATTCATCTACTAGCGTTGAGACAACACTGCAAAATGCTATAACAAGTTCTGGTGCAACATCTATGGTTGTAGCTACTGGCACTGGCTCAGCCTTAATGGGTGGAGTAACACTTGGTTCTAGCAACGTGGATGTCTTTACCGTTGCTATTGATGTTGACACAATCAACGAAGAAATTGTCTTTATTACCAACCAGTCAACAGATACAATGACTATTGTTCGTGGTCGCGCTGGCACATCTGCAGTAACACATAGCGCAGGAGCAAGCGTCAAACACGTACTTTCATCCTATGATTTAACAAACTTTCAAGGTGCAGTAACACCAATTGCTAGCTTAGGCTTTGGTGGCTCTACCTCTGGTACTACCACAGTGCAGGCAACTGCAGTTGCTGGAACTAATACACTTACCTTACCAGCTACAACGAGTGATACTTTAGTAGGCAAGGCAACAACAGATACTTTAACAAATAAAACCTTGACTAGTCCTACGATTAACAGCGCAAAAATAAACCTTGACTTTAATGCACAGACAGGAACTACTTACACCTTAGTTGCCTCTGACTCAAGTAAATTGGTTACAGCATCAAATGCTGCTGCAATTACAATTACAGTTCCACCAGCAATTTTTACGGCAGGTGAACAAATAAACCTGCAACAAATTGGCGCTGGACAGGTAACTTTTGCAGCAGGAGTTGGCGTAACAATTACCTCTACACCAGGATTAAAGATACGCGCTCAATACTCAGCAGCAACTTTGATCTGCACTGGAACTAACACCTTTACCTTGATAGGAGACTTGAGCGCATAATGGCTACCGTATATAAAGTCCTAGGACAATCTAATCCAGCAGCTACTACAGCAACTACTCTTTACACAGTACCTGCTTCTACATCAACTGTAATCTCTACTATTTCAGTAGCAAATCTAACTGGAACGGGTGCAACATTTCGTATTGCTATTCGACCAGCCGCAGCAGTTCTTGCCAATCAGCATTATCTTGCTTATGACGTAACGGTTGCTGCAAGTGATACAACAGTTATGACACTGGGTGTGACGCTTGCTACTACGGATGTGATTACAGTTTACGCATCCACAGCAAATCTAGCGTTTAGTGCCTTTGGAAGTGAGATTTCTTAATGTCAGTTAAAAGAATCAAAACTGATACAAACCTACTTAACAATTCATTTAAGTTAAGCAGAGGTAATACTTCGGTTGCTATTCCTGCAGCACCAACAATCGGTACGGCAACGGCTACGGGTTCAACAACCGCAACTGTTACCTATACTGCTGCAACCCTAGGAGCAACTGCTACTTCATTTACTGCTACCTCTAGCCCTAGTGGTCTTACAGGTACAGGTTCATCTCCCATTACAGTTTCAGGTTTAACAGGTTCAACTTCATATACATTTACAGTAACAGCTACAAATGCCAATGGAACATCTCCAGCATCTGCAGCATCTAATTCAATTACAACCTCTTCAGCAAGTGTAACTGCTGACGTTTTGGTAATTGCTGGTGGTGCTGGTGGCGGTTCTAACTCTGCAGGTGGTGGTGGCGCTGGTGGTATTTTCTATGCAACCAGCCAAACTTTGGCAGGTACTTACACAGTAACTGTTGGCAGTGGTGGAGCAAATAATCAAAACGGCGTTAACTCTACTTTTGGTGCTTTAACTGCTGCTGTTGGTGGTGGTAAAGGTGGTAATTCAGGAGTTGGTAGCGCTGGTGGTTCAGGTGGTGGCGGTTCTGGTTATACTGGTGGCAACGCAGGTACTCGCGCAGGCGGCTCTACAACTCAAACTGGTACAGGCGGAACTGGATATGGCAACACTGGTGGTACTGGTTCAGACTCAGATGGTCGCGGTGGCGGTGGCGGTGGTTCTGGAGCCGTAGGCGGTGATGCTAGTGGCAACACTGCAGGTAGCGGTGGAATTGGAAATAATACTTGGTCAACTTGGGCAAGTGCAACTTCATCAGGAGTTAGCAGTCGTTATGCGGCAGGTGGCGGTGGTGGTGCCGTAACTACAAATGGTAGTGGTGGCACAGGTGGTGGTGGCGCTGGTGGTAATAGAAGTACAGACCCTGGTAACGGTACGGTAAATACAGGATCGGGCGGTGGTGGTGCATCTGACTCAGGCAATGTTGGCTCAGGTGGTCAAGGCGCATCAGGAATTATTATTATTCGTTACGCTGATACTTTTGCAAACGCAACATCTACTACAGGCTCACCAACTTTATACAATACTGGCGGTTTTAAGTACTACAAGTTTACAGGATCAGGTTCAATCACATTTTAATTGAAAGGTAACTAATGCCAATTTTAGGTATTGTAAATTCATCAGGTGGTACGCCTGGTGCTCCAACATCTATATCAGCAACTGCTGGTAATGCTCAGGCAATAGTATCTTTTACTGCACCTACATATACAGGTAAAGGTGGAGCTGTAACTTATACAGCAACATCATCTCCTAGTAGTTTTACAAGTACTGGTTCTTCTTCACCTTTGACAGTTACTGGATTAACTAATGGAACTCCATATACATTTACAGTTAAAACTAATACTTCTTATGGCAAGTCATCCGTTGCATCTAGTGCATCTAATTCTATAACTCCTGTAGTTCCACTTACTATCTCAGGTGGAACAGAAGTTACATCTGGTGGCTACAAGTATTGTACTTTTACAAGCACTGGAACTCTTACCGTAACTGGTTCTGGAACTATTGAGTATCTTGTTGTTGCTGGTGGTGGTGGAGGCGGTGGCGGAAGTACCAATGCTGGCGGCGGTGGCGGTGCTGGCGGTGTACTTAGTTCATCTTATTCAATCACTACAGGGTCTTATGCTGTAACAATTGGTGCTGGAGGATCGGGAGGTACTGGAAGCGGTGGACCAAGCTCAGCACCTGGAGTAAATAGTTCTTTAGGAAGTATTGCTATAGCAACCGGTGGCGGTGGTGGTTTAACTTCAACAAATTCTAATGGTGGCTCTGGTGGTGGCGGTTCTAATGGTACTGGTGGAACTGGAACAGTAGGCCAAGGCAGCGATGGTGGTACAGGAGTTACTTCTGGCGGTGGAGGTGGTGGTGGTAAAGACAGTGGTGGAGGTACTGCAAGTTTAAGCGGTGGAGGTAGTGGTGGTGGAGGTACTAGTTCATTTTCAACTTGGGGTTCTGCAACCTCAACAGGTGAAAATGTAAGCGGTACTTATTACTATGCTGGCGGTGGCGGTGGTGGTTCTAACCGCACAGCAGCATCTACTGCACTAGGTGGTTATGGTGGTGGTGGTCAAGGCGCAGCTAATAATAATGGTAGCCCTCAACAATCTGCTACATCTGGTACTGCTAATACTGGCGGTGGCGGTGGCGGTTATTCTTCAGCATTGGCAAGTCAAGTATCTGGTTCAGGCGGTTCAGGAATAATAATTGTAAGAATTACAGTATAACAAGAAATGGAGATATAATTTTCTAATGGCACACTTTGCAGAACTAGACGACAACAACATTGTTAAGCAGGTAATAGTTGTATCTAATAACGAGTTACTTGATGAGTCAGGAATCGAATCCGAGCAAAAAGGTATTGATTTTTGCAATAACCTTCTTGGTGGACGATGGGTACAGACTTCGTACAACGGTAATATACGCAAGAATTACGCAGGTCAAGGATACATTTACGATCCAGTACGGAATGCGTTTATAGCACCAAAGCCATTTGAGTCTTGGTTGCTTAATGAAGATACCTGCCAATGGGATAGCCCAATACCAATGCCAACAGATGGAATATATGACTGGAATGAAGTAACGGGAACTTGGATAGAATTAACAGCTTAATAATACCAACAATCAAGGAGTAGTTAATGCCATACGGCGATGATATTACCGAGGGAATACCCTACGTACTTTCCAATCCTGCAAACTCAACTACTTATGCAGCAACCCGTGAGGCATACGACATAGCTATTGCTGGTTTACCGTTCTTCTTGATGAACAGTGACGATTCACCTTATCGTCGTGTCACTGCCCAGTATCGTAAGCAACAGATTGACCAGACACGTGAGGCTGGAGAACAGACTCTGACTGGTTGGTGGCTACGTAGCCAATCATCATTTCACCTTGGCGCTGGCATTAAGTTCTTTGAGCCACAGCAAGAAGAGTCGCTACGTTTTCAGTACACAGAGTCTAAAGGCTTAGATGTCTGGACTAGAGGACAGGCTAGCCTGCTCTATGACACAGCCAGCTTCTATGCTGGATCTGCTGCTGCACAACTCATAGGTGTCAACGATGGTACCAATGACTGTATCTTTGTAACAGATGGAACTGCATTAAAGAAGATTACTTCTGGTGGTACACCAACAACTATTACCCAAGCTGGTACTGCCTCAACTATCTTTAGCCTTACAACCGATGGTTCTAACTATTACTTTATCAATGGCACCAAGGTCCACAAAGGTTCAGTTGGTGCAGTTCCAGCAGATGCTGAGATATATGCAGCAGCATCAACTACTAGAGCAATCATTCGTTTCGTCAAGCAGCGCCTTATCTTGGCTAAGGGAAATGTTTTGTATGAACTCAACGCTAATGCTACTGCTTCTGCTGCCTTGCCTACCGCTCTCTATACCCACCCTAATACTAACTGGGTCTGGTCATCTATTGCAGAAGGACCACAGGCTATCTATGTATCTGGCTATGATCCAAACGGTACATCATCATCTGTCTTTAAGATTACTTTAGATGCAGCAGTGCCTAACTCTCTAGGTTTTCCAACTCTTAATACACCTACGGTTGTTATTGATATGCCACAAGGTGAGCAGATCAATGACTTTGATGTGTACCTTGGTACCTATGCAGTCCTTGCTACCAGTCTAGGATTTAGAGTAGGTATCTCTGATGCAAATGGAGATATCCAATATGGACCACTGCTCTTTAGAGATGCAGCTTGCTACTCTATTGCTTTTAGAGATAGCTATGCCTACATTGCATCTCTTATAGATGGAGCAGCAGGGTTAGTTCGTGTAGATCTATCTACTAATGTCCTAGCCAACTCACTATATTTTCCTTGGGCTTGGGACCTAATAGCAACTGGTACTACTACCACTGCATCTCAGGTTGCTTTTTTTGGTAACTCAGATAGAGCTGCCTTTACAAATGGCAATAACACTTGGGCTGAATCAACTACCAGCCTAGTAGCAACTGGCTACCTACGTACTGGTTACATCCGCTACAACACACTAGAGACAAAGATTTTTAAGTTACTACAAGCCCGTGTAGATACCACCAATGGTGGTGTCTTGATTCAATCTGTTGATTCACTTGATAACTTCTACACTATTGGTAACTTCTCACAAGAATCTGCAGTTCCTCAGATTAACATTAACTATCCACAAACAGCCCAAGAATATCTTGGATTTCAATTTACCTTATCTCGCTCAACAACTGATGTGAGCAAGGGACCACTCTTTACTGGCTACCAGATTCGTTCATTGCCTGCAACACCACGTCAAAGACTGATCCAGTATCCAATGTCTTGCTTTGACCACGAGACAGACCACTTCGGAGTAGAGGTTGGTTTTGAAGGTGCAGCCTATGATCGTATGTCACAACTAGAGTTAATAGAAAACAATGGAGACACTATCCAAATTCAAGACTTTAGAACTGGTGAGTCATACCTTGGCATCATTGAAGAAATGGATTTCAGAAATAACACACCATCAGATAAGCGATTCTCCGGCTACGGCGGATTGCTCTTAGTAACTATTAGGACTGTCTAATGCAGGCACAAGACTACGCAACAATTGCTGTTGCAGTAATGACAATAGTAGGTGGCTTTGCTGGCGCTGTGCGCTGGATGGTCAAGCACTACCTATCAGAGCTTCATAAAAATGGTGGCACATCCTTACGTGATGCTATTGACAGACTAGAACAGCGTGTTGATGACTTGTACAAGTTAGTAGCGGAGAAGTAAATGGGACAGCGCAATCAATTTCTAATGGCAGCTCGTGCTGAGATTGGCACAGTAGAAGGTCCAAAGGATAATGAAACAAAGTATGGAGCATTTACCAAGGCTAACTTTTTACCTTGGTGTGGTTCATTTGTTATGTGGTGCGCCAACGAAGTTGGCTTAAAGATTCCTAACGTAGTCTCTACTACTGACGGAGCACAGAAGTTTCAAGGTACTGGGCGTTGGGCTAACACAGAAACTGCTAAGCCTGCACCTGGTGATCTGGCCTTCTTTGATTTCGCAGAGGGTGGAAACCCTATTGACCACGTTGGAATTGTTGTCAGAGATAATGGCGAT